AAGCATGTAATCCTTGAACCACTTGCGTGTGGTGTAGATGCCGTTGCGCGCTGAGCGTGAACGCTTGGCGGTGCGGCTAGACGCGCGCTGCGTGGCGTTGCCTTCCGCAAGGCGATCGTAGACTTGCTGGTATGGCAAGTCGGCTGCGATTGCGATGGCGCGGCAGACGCAGTCGCCAGCTTTGCCTTTGTAGCCTGCGGCCTCGCGGCCACCGTCGTTGTATGTGAAGTTTGAGTTAGTCATGTTGCCCTCCCGAGCGTTGCGGAGCCGCAGCCCCTGTTGATTTATACATTAAGTTAACACAATGTTAACATAGATGCAACCCCCTAAATGCAGCTATTTGCATTTTTCTGAAAAAAGTTTACCCTACCCCCACATGGACAAGCGCTCCTGCTCGCGCTATCTATACCTCTAGCGAGTTTCCTCCCTGTCTCGCGCAACTTGGCCCCGCCGCGCACCTCCCATTGCGCGCGCGGGGTTTCTTTTTGGCGTTTTAATGTTATTATGCTGGAAGATATAACGGAGGACGTGTGACATGAGAGCACCGAAGTTTAAGCCGTGTAAGGGCTGCCCGACACCCGCCGCATGCAAGCGCGCTGGAACGTGTATGGCGAAGAAGCGCAGGGGCGCTTACTAGTAATGTGGACGGCGCTGCTCCTGCTTTGCAGCGTTGATGGCGGTTGTTTTTCGTTTGGCAGCCCCGTGATGCAGAGCGAGAGCCAGTGCATACAGTCCATACCGAGCGGCTTGGAATACGCGCGGCAGATGTTTCCTGCATACCGCGCAACAGATTATAAATGCGTCCAGTGGGGCGAAGGAGCATAGGATGCCGAAGAAGGGTTTATATGCCAACATCCACGCGAAGCGTAAACGCATCGCTGCTGGGTCTGGCGAGAAGATGCGCAAGGTAGGAAGTAAGGGCGCGCCCACCGCGAAGGCGTTTAAGAAGTCGGCGAAGACCGCGAAGAAGAAATAGCATGGCGCGCACGAAGGCAGAGAAAATTGCATCCGCGAAGAAGCGCCACGGGTTCACGGCGGTCAATAAGCCGCGACGTGGCGGGCCAAAGAAGTTTGAGGTGCTGGCGGTTGAGGGCGACACGGTGAAGAAGGTTAACTTTGGCGATCCCGCCATGTCCATCAAGAAGGATCAGCCCAAGCGCAAGGCGTCCTACTGCGCACGCTCCGGCGGCATTAAGGGTAAGTCTAGCAAGCTGAGCGCGAATTATTGGTCGCGCCGCGCGTGGGATTGTTGATATGGCTACCGCTGAAGAGTTAAGACGCCTACGCGAAGAGCAGAGCATCTTTTCTGCGCTGTACGACATGGCACGCCAGCAGCGCAGCGAGCTGGCTGCGGAAGGCCGCCGCCCCGTGCTTGGTGGGCTGCTGTCGAAGGAGCCGACGTATGGCACCGACACGCTGCGGTATGAAGGCATTGGCGACATGCTTGTGGGGCTGCTTACTCCCGCTGCCAAAGCCGTTGACGCGCCTATCTCTGCAATGCGGGGCACGATCCCGCAGGAAGACATGATAAGCGAAGCGCTTGGCACGGCGGGGTTGGCCATGGCGGGTGGCGGCGCTGTCGGCGTTCCGCGTGGCGCTGTGGGCGCGAATGCCGTTAGAAATATAAAAGATAAATACCCTGATGTTGAAATCGACATTTATGGTGACGCAGATCGTGGTTATGAATTAGGGCGTATTCAAGTACCTAAAGATCAACAAAGTTCTGGTGTTGGCAGTCAGGTGATGAATGATCTTATTGCTGCGGCAGACGCTGAAGGCGCTAAAATATCTTTGACGCCTGACACATCGTTTGGAGGCACAAGTGTATCGCGTTTGAAAGATTTTTATAAAAGATTTGGATTTGTGGAAAATAAGGGCCGCAACAAAGATTTTTCCACGCGAAATACTATGTATCGAGATCCCACAGCTATGGCCAACGCATCTAAGTCTACTGGCTTGCTGACATCGAGCGCCGCCGACTTGCGCAGGCAGGCCAACATAGAACGCTTTGGCTACGACCCAAATGAAGCGCCGGAAATTGACACGTCATATCGCGGCGGCCACCAGCCGTCTGGCCCACAAGACGAAAACCCCGTGCGCCTTGATGATGTCACCACATCCACGACAGGCGAGCAAGCTGGCTATCCGAGCGACTTCTACAGCAGCCAAGGCCAGCGCCTATACGCGCAGGGGCCACGCTTTGCGGATGACGAGTTTGGCCTATCAAACCAGCAAAGCTATCGCGCTATACAAGCGGCACGCGGCAATCCTGATGCAGAGGTAACAATATACCGTGGGGTGCCAAACGAGGAAAGCATAACGTCAATCAATGCTGGCGACTTTGTTACGCTTAGTCCGAAATATGCGGAGCTGCACGCGTCAAGCGGATACGGGCCACGCGGCGAAGATGCGGGCAAGGTAATATCGCAAAAGGTAAAAGTGAAAGACGTTTACTTTGCAGGCGATGATGTAAACGAGTTTGGCTATTTTCCCGACACCACTGCCGCCAACGCATCTAAGTCTACTGGCCTTTTGGTCGTCGAGCAGCAAGCTAGAGGCAATAAAAAACTTGGCGACTTGTTTGAAAGTCAAAATGTTGACATAAGCACAGCAACCACGCCGCAAATTGAAAATGTTTTGGATATGGCTCAAAGACGTGGCATATTAGATCCGCGATCAGCATTTAACCTCAAGAGAGGATTGTTAGACTAATGCCCATAACAACATACGCAGAGCTGCAATCCAGCATAGGCGACTTCCTTGACCGCGATGACCTGACGAGCGTCATCCCGACGTTTATTTCGCTGGCCGAGGCAGACATGAACCGCCAGATACGCCACTGGCGTCAGGAGAAGCGCGCCACGGCCAACATTGATACGCAGTATAGCGCCGTGCCTGCCGACTTCTACGAGGTCATACGGATGTATATTACCTCCGGCAACACGCAGCCGCTTGAGTTGCTCAGCCAGTTTCAGCTGTTGGAGCGCAAGCATCGCACGGCCAACGCCACATATGAGCCGCGCTACTACGCTATCACGGCTGGCGAGATCGAGGTGTTTCCCGTTCCCGATGGCACATATTCGACGGAGCTGTATTACTACGCCAAGATCGGCGCGCTGTCAGACAGCAACACGTCTAACTGGCTGCTGGAATACTTCCCCGACGCCTACCTATACAGCTCGCTGGTGCATTCTGCGCCGTACCTGAAAGACGACGCGCGCATCCAAGTTTGGGCGTCTTTGCAGGCGAACGCGATTGGTGGTATAAATGCAGACAATGATAAAGCGAAATTCGGCGGGTCTGGTCGCCGCATGAAGATAAAGGCGTATTGAGATGAGCTTCACCAACACCTTCGAGACAACCGTCCTGACATGGGCGTTCACCACCAACAGCGCGACACGCCCGACCGAGTGGCACACCGCGCTTTACACCGTTGCGCCTGACGATACTGGCGGCGGCACAGAGGTATCCGGCGGCGGCTACGCGCGTCAGGCTACGGCGTTCACCGTGTCAGGCAACACGGCCACAAATAGCGCCGCCGAGGAGTGGCCTGTTGCCACGGCAGGATATGGCACCGTTGTTGCCGTCGGCATATTTGACGCGTCATCTGGCGGCAATCTGCTGGCCTACGCCAACCTGACTGCCAGCAAAACGATTGACACGGGCGACGTGTTCCGCATTCCTGCGGGCGATCTCGACATCACGCTAGACTAATGACGTATCGCAGCGGCTACGGTCGAAGCACCTACGGCAGCTACAACTACGGCTTGGACGGCGCTATTATTGGCGCTGCCTCCATTGTTGCCGTCACGTCTGCCACCGCTGCTGCGTCTGTACGCGTTCGCGGCGCTGCGTCGGTTATTGAGACGGTTACGACCACCGCGTCTGCTGCTGATCGCGTTCGAGAGGGCAGCGCCACCATTGCCGTCGCCGCATCCGTTGCGGCGTCTGCCACGCGCGTCAGGGAGGCATCTGCCACGATTGCGGCGTCTGCCAGCGTTACGGCTGCCGCTGAGCGCGTGCATATTGGCTCCGCTTCCATATCCGCTGCGGCATCCGTTGCTGCGTCTGCTCTGAGAATTCGTGATGGCGCTGCCGCGATTGCTGTGCAGGCGTCCACAACGGCAAGCGCCGTTGCGATATTCGAGGACAGCGCCACCGTTGCCTGCGTAGCAACTGTCAGCGCCACATGCAACCGCGTGCAGAATGCTGCGTCGGTTATCGTGTGCGCGGCGTCTGTGGTCGCAAATGGTCGCAAGAAGTGGGAGCCTGAACCTGACACGCCTGAGACGTGGACGCCTGTTGCGGAAAACAGCAAAACGTGGCAAGATGCGGGCAGCACGCCAGAAAGCTGGGCGGCTGTATCCCCCACATCGACGGATTGGACACCGGCATCAGCTTCAAGCGAAACTTGGGCCGATGCGGCATAGGAGATAGAACATGGCAGATACGACAACAACGGCATATGGCTTAACGAAGCCAGAGGTAGGCGCGTCAGAGGATACGTGGGGAACGAAGATCAACACAGACTTCGACAGCCTTGACACGATCATCAACGCGATCGGCGGTAAGACCGCTGCCGGAACACTGTCGTATGCAGATGCTGCCAAGCTGGTTACAACGTCGGGCGGGGTGACAGTCACTGGCCTGACAACCACGACTGACCTCACAGCCACAGGCACGACAACATTAGCTGGCGCAAGTACATCAGCAGATATTACGTTTGGCGACAACGACAAAGCCATCTTCGGCGCTGGGTCTGACCTACAGATTTATCATGATGGGTCTAATAGTTATATTGATGACACTGCTAGTGGTTCTTTAGTTATTCGTGGTAGCACTGTTTACCTTCAGAAGTACACTGGCGAGCATATGCTAGATGCAGTAGCTGATGGTGCAGTAACACTTTACCATAACAACGCATCCAAACTCGCCACCACCAGCACAGGTGTAGACATCACTGGGGCTTTGACCAGCGATAACTTGCAGATAGAAGCAAGCACATCTGATCGTGGACTTTACTGGAAGCGTTCAAGTG